CAGAACTATGAGGTAAAAAAGCCTGAGGTAAAAGATGAAGAAGCTACTACTTACCCTTATAATCCTGACAACGTGGAGTAATTATGGATATACGTGGAGTTGTGGGTTCAATCAAACAGAAGACGGTTGGTATCTGGATGGCAGTATGCAATGCGACGGTATTGAAGTGTCAGTGGCTTTGGAAGATCACTATTGCACATGGTTCCGACCTGATGACCCATACTGTTCAACATTTGCAACAGAGCCTATATGTAGTGACACAGTGGAGTATAGAACGCTTGCATGTACTGAGCCTAACACTGTTGGTGTGGTTAACCAAGTTAGGGATTATTATTGTCAAACCAATGCATTCGGTCCTTGGATCACTACTTCAGAAAATTGTAGCCCAGCACCAGCGACTTGTATTGATACTGCAGAAAGTAGGGAAATAGCATGCGATTCAGGTTACGAAGGAACAATAACTCAGGTAAGACAGTTCAACTGCTCAACTCCTTACTTAGACGGGGTTTGGACAGACTGGGTAGAAACAAACAGAAGCTGCGCGATGAGCGTAACGGATCCCGTATCGCCGCTATCAACGACTATACCCCAAGCAACTTCGGATGGTTCTTCAACAGACCCAGTAAACCAAGTCTCCACGAGTGTACAACCTCCAGCAATAGACAATGTAACTGCACCGGAGAATGCGCAGGTGTTGACGACGACTATGCCAGATTTGGTGCAGCCGAAGGAGGAGTCTTCCGAGACCCAACCGAAGCAAGAACAGACGAAAGAAGAAAAGAAAGAGGATACTACGAACAACTCAGAAGAAACCGAATCGCAGCAAGAATCAAAGCAAAGCGAAGAAGAGAAGGACGAGAAAGAAGAGCAAGCGCCTGAGGTACCAAAAGGCAAAGAATTAGTTCCAGGGTTTGGTATTACCATGTCACTGGATGTTTTAAACAACGGCATTCAGCTGCAAGAAATACAGTTAAACGAAGTTTTAACTCTTATACAGGAACAAGAATATGGAACACAACAAAACATTCTCCTTGACTTTATCTTCCCGGACGATGTTAACTCTGGTCTTAACAGCATTGCCGATTTTAGGTGGAGGAGCTTATTACGGGATAACCCTCTACAACAAGATGCTTTCGGTGATTAATAAGTTTGACGCTAATAAAATAGAACTGTTACAAGATGCATTAAATGACCAACGTGAGAGATATGTTGAGCTGATGCAAACTAATATTAGATTACAAGAAAAAGCAAGTGAGGCTATAGCTTTAGCCCGTGAAGCAAAAGCAGTTAGTTCAGGTACGTCACGCGAAGTAGAGGCAGCGTTATCTAGTATTAGAAGTGAGGTTAAGTCGCAAATAGATGGCGTTAATGATAAAATGAGAGCATTACAAAAAGCTACAACTAACCCATTAGCTAAATAAGGAGTATAAATGTTAAGTATTATTTCAGGTATATTAGGTTTCGCAACGTCAGGTTTACCAAGCGTATTAGATTATTTTAAAAATAAAGGTGACCAAAAACATGAACAAGCGATGGCAAGACTGGAAATGGAACGAGCCATGGAAATGGCTAAAGCTGGCTTTGCGTCTCAAGAACGCATCGAAGAGTTCCGAACGGATCAAGTCGAGATGGAAACCTATGCGCAAGAAAGACTTGCACTATACAAACACGATGCTGAAATCTCGCAAAATGCGTCTACTTGGGTTATTAATCTCCGTGCTAGTGTTCGCCCCGTTATCACCTATCTTATGCTTTTTGTTCTTTTATTTGTGGATATAGTAGGTTTGATATGGGCAATTAAATCTGGAGTAGACTTTGCTACTGCGATGGAAATAGTTTTTAGTAACGAAGAGATGGCAATCTTTGCAAGTATTATAGGGTTCTGGTTTGGAAGTAGGAGATGGGATAAAAAATAGTGAAAACATCAGACACAGGGATACACCTCATCAAGTATTTCGAGGGGGTTAAGTATAAGCCATACATGTGCAGTGGAAATGTATGGACGGTTGGCTGTGGGCATGCACTATATCCTAGACAATTAGTAATGAATTTAGCTGATAGAGCTAAGTTTGATTTAAAACCAGAAGATAATAGAATTTGGACGAAAGAAGAGGTAGATGGATTACTTAAATACGACTTACAACGCTTCGAGCTGGGAGTACTTCGTCTGTTGGGTACTGTGCAACCAAAGCAGTCTGAGTTTGATGCTCTTGTCAGCTTTAGCTTTAATCTTGGTTTGGGAACATTTCAGCGCTCGACAGTTCGGTCGGCATTTCTCCGTGGTGATAAAACGCGTGCTGGAGAAGTTCTTTTAAAGTATTGTCGTGCAGGTGGTCGTGTATTAAAAGGATTACAAAGACGTAGAATGGCAGAACATGCTATGTTTATGTCTGGAGCTTAATATGGCATTAAAAAAATTAGCTTTTCAACCAGGTCTTAACACAGATAGAACTAATTACGCTGCTGAAGGTGGCTGGTATGACTGTGACAAAATTAGATTTAGACAAGGTTTTGCTGAAAAAATAGGTGGTTGGACTGTAATAAACTTTGACCAATATAAAGGTGATGCACGTAGTTTATATACCTACGGCACAACAGATGGTTCAGAAATTGTAGGTATTGGTACTGACCAAAAGTTTTATGTAATGGGCGGTACAACTTTATATGATGTTACTCCTGTTAGAGCTACGTTTACTACACCTGACACGGATAACTGTTTTGATACAACAAGTGGTTCTACTACAGTAACCGTAAATATTAATTCTCATGGAGCATCAGATGGTGACTATGTTACTTTTAGTGGGGCTACCGCTGTTGGAGGCATCGCTGCTGGCGATTTAAATAAAGAGTTTCAATGCCAAAATGTATTAGGTAATAGCTTTGAAATAACAGTTGATACCGCTGCAACGTCTACTGTATCAGGTGGAGGTGGCACAGCCATTACAGCAACTTTTCAAATATCTATTGGGTATTCTAATCTAACAGCAGGGTATGGTTGGGGTGCTGGTACTTGGTCACGAGGTGCATGGGGTTCGGGTGCTACAACTCCAGTGCTTTTCCCAGAACGACTTATCTTTCAAGATCAATTTAATAACGATTTAATATGGAATATTCAAGACGGAACTATATATTATTGGGACTATGACTCCACTTTTTCAAATATTTCAGTAGCTCTTAATACATTATCTGGTTCTCGTGCCGTACCTACTCAAGTTGGTAAATCTATGTTTGCATCAAGTGGACATTTATTAGCGTTAGCTTGTACAGAATATTATAGAGATACGACAGCAGGAATTACAATATCAAGCATTACTAATGTAGGAACTACAGCAACAATAACAACAGCGTCACCTCATGGATTAGATGTATTAGACTGGGTTGAGTTTAGTGGACAAACACCTGTGCAATATCAAGGTGAATACCAAGTTGTTACAGTACCAAGTACAACTACATTTACAGTTACTTTAATAGAAGACCCAGGTGGTAGTGCTTCTGTAGTGGGGACTTATGTTTCTATTGACTATACTACTGGCGCTGAATATGACCCTTTATTAATTAGGTGGGCTGACGTTAATGCAGATACAGGACCTGTTCCAGAAGAATGGAAACCGACTATAACAAATACAGCAGGGTTTTTACGAGTTAAAGGTGGTTCTAAAATTGTCACAGGATTTAACACTAGACAAGAAACTCTCGTATACACAAACCGTTCTTTAAATTCATTACAGTTTATTGGCACGGGTGAAGTATTTTCTATACAACAAATATCTGACAGTATTAATATAGCTGGACCTAATGTGATTGCTGAAGCAAATAACGTTGTAATGTGGATGGGTCATGATAAGTTCTTCTTCTATGATGGTCGAGTAAATACCTTACCTTGCACAGTAAAACAACATGTATTTGACAACATAAATCTAAATCAAGGCGATATATTCTTTGCAGGGCTTAATGGTGAGTTTAATGAGATTATATGGTTCTACTGTTCAGCATCATCTAATACTATCGATAAATATGTTATCTATAATTACCAAGAACAACTTTGGTATTTTGGTTCATTAAATAGAACTTCTTGGTTTGATTCACAGATACTTAAATATCCTATTGCTACAAGTGGTGGGTATGTTTACAAACATGAAGATGGTGTAGATGATGGTCAACCAAACGGTGCAGCTCCTCAAGCTATAACTGCATATATTCAGTCAGCAGACATGGCAATAGAAGATGGAGAAAGATTTGTATTAACTAAGAGAGTTATACCTGATGTGAATTTTACTAACTCTGAACAAATAAACCCAGTCACTGCAGCGTCTCAAACACCAGAAGTAGAAATGACTGTAGGAGTAAGAAACTTCCCAGGCGCAGCTAACTCAACTGATGACGTAGCAGGGAATACATTAACAAGAGATGTTATAACTACAGCAAGTATAGATCAGTATACAAACCAAGTCTTTGTGAGAGCACGTGGTCGTCAGATGAACTTTAAAATATTGTCTGACACAGTAGGAACACAATGGGAACTTGGTGCAGTTCGAGTTGACTTCAAACCAGATGGCAGGAGAGGTTAATGGCTAGAAAGATAATTCCTGTTGCTACGCCTAACTTAATTGTCGCACCAAACGAGTACTCTAAAAGTCGAGAAGAACAACTTAATAATGAACTACGTCTATACTTTAATAGATTAAATGGTAATATAAACACCATAGCTGATACAGCTGGAGGAGCTTCAATTAGTTTTCCTCACATCGTGGCTTATTCAGATGCAGATCAGATAGCTGGTGGAGATGACACTCCTACACTGGTTGCTTTTAATAATGTAGCAGATAATGTAGGATTTACATTTAATACAGATGGTACGGCTAATGCTTTGTTTGATGGCACTTACAAAATTGAGTATAGATTACAAGCAGTAAACACAGCAAACGTAGCTCTAGACGCAGTAGTTTGGTTACAAGTTAACGGAGAAGATGTTCCTGATTCTGCAACTAAATACACTCTCCCTGCTAGAAAAAGTGCAGGGGTATATTCTTTTACTATATTAGCAAGTTTTGTATCATGGGAGTCGTTAGAAAATGATAAATTTGCTTTGTATTGGGCAACTGAACAAGCTTACGAATCAGGTGTACAAGATGGCATCTATTTAGAAGCAACAGCAGCACAAACAAGCCCTTATGCTCACCCAGAGATACCTTCATCTTATGGGGTTATACAGTATATTGGACGTGAATAAAGGTTTATACGTAGCACATTTAATGGTATTATACAACTTATTAACAGGTTAATTTTATGGATAGCAAAAAACAAGCACAAGGCATAGCCTCTTTAGGTCGTTATGGTGATACTACGTTGATGCATATGCGTCCTGACGAGGTAGAACAACTCACGGCTATATCAAGAGCTAACGGCGGCGACATTACAATCAACCCTAAAACAGGAATGCCAGAAGCGTTCTTAGGTGACTTCATAGGTTCTTTACTACCAATGGCAGCTGGTGCTGCAGCTAATTACTTTGTTCCTGGTAGTGGGTTTATGGCTAAATATGCTACACCGTTTATAGCTGGTGCTACAACTAAAGCCATTCAAGGAGATACCGACTTAGGAAGCTTAGTTATGGGAGGTCTTGGAGGTCTTGGAGGAGCTAGTTTAGGAAAAACTATTCAAGGATATGGTACACAAGGTGCTGAATTAGCAGGCACAGCAGCTGATGTAGCTGATGACGCAGCTTTAAATCAAGTAACATCTAAAGGTTTAGAAGCTGGTACAGACATGACTAGAGTTTACCAACCAACTAATACAGCAATAGGACCTAACATGAATCAGGTAAATCCTGTAGGTAATGTAGGAAATGTAGCAAATGCACCTAGACCTGTATTTAATCAAAATACATTTGGGTTTAAACCTACTGATACTACAATGGGTCCTGATTTAACAAGAGGTACAACGTTTGATTCTGGTAGAGTTTTACCACCATTACAAAATAATATACCTACAACAGCCGTAGAACCACAAGGTTTTTTAACTAACGCTACAGATAATATTAAGTCAGGTATACAGTCTATTACAGATACACTAGGAACTACAGCTAAACAATCAAGCGAAAACTATGGGAAAGCATTTGATAGACTAAGCCAAGAAGGTATTGGAGATTATTTAAGTTATGCAGGTGATGGCGATAAATTTATAGGTGGTATAAAAACAGCATTACCAATTGCTGGCGCAGGCTACGAAGCATATCAAAAATCATTATATAAAAACTTACCTACATACGAATCTTCAACGGCAGGGATGTATGACCCTACAAGACGTCTTAATTTAGGTATGGACACAGGACTTCGTTTATTAGCACAAGGTGGCGAAGTTAGAAAGTTTCAGCTAGGCGGATCAACAAGTCCTTATCCTCCAGGTCATCCATTTAATCCAATCTCAGCAGGACCTCCACCAGAGTATGGTAAGGTTGATGTAGGAGGTAACTTTGTAAAAATAAGTGATAAACCTGGTGAAGGTTTAATGTCTAAAACAGACTATTATGATACATATAAATTTAAAGAACCTGGATACACGCCTGAAAAACAAGAAGAAGATAGTGGTGAAGATATGGAGGCTATTAACAAAGGCGCTCAGGCAGGTATGAGTATAACTCCAGCTACAGCATTAAATCTTGCACAAGGATATGCAGACACACAACAATCTGATTTAAACCAACAAGGTTTAGGTGGATTAAAAAAAGGTGGGGCAATTAAATACCAACAAGGTGGTCAAACAACTGCTGAAACAAATACAGCAAAAGTAGCAACTCCTCCTCCAGTAGGGGCTATGGAAATGGTTTTAGCTAAAAAACAAATGGAAGAACAAGGTGTTCCAGCAGGTATTAATATTGGAGCCATCAAAGCACAAGCAGCAAATGCTGGTATGAACGAAGGTGGTATAGCTCAGTTAGCTCAAGAAACACCAGATGATGGTAAAATGTTAAATGGTGAAGGCGATGGCGTAAGCGATGATATTCCTGCTATGATAGAAGGTGAACAAGAAGCTGCGTTATCAGACGGTGAATTTATAGTACCGGCAAGAATCGTATCTGAATTGGGTAATGGTTCATCAGATGCTGGAGCACAAAAGTTATATGAAATGATAGATAGAATCCAAGCTGCAAGAAAGCAGACTATGGGTGATGACAAACAATACGCGAAAGATACAAACGCAGAAAGGTTTCTACCTGCTTAATGCAAGTTAAAAAGTTACTCGGTGAACGAGTATTTGGAAAAGCGTTTCATAAGCATTCGCTTTTAGGTGACAAAAAGTTTTTTGACCCCTTTGTTTTTCCAGTAGCTAAAGAGCTTAAGGATAACTTTGAAGAGGTTCAAGAAGAAATAAAGGATATATTAAAGAGCTATAATAACTTGGTCGTGTTTCAAGATGTATCACCAAACCAAGCATATATCCCAAAGGATGACGGCTGGAGAATGTTTTTCTTCAAAGCTATGGGAATTAGGTTCAAACGCAATGAAAGGTTTGCCCCTAAAATAACAGAAATACTGAGTAAATATAAAGACATACAATCAGCTTATATATCAGTATTAGGACCAAAAAGTTATTTAAACCCACATAAAGGTCCGTGGTCAGGAATATTAAGAATGCATTTAGGTGCAGTAGTTCCAGGAAACAATGACTGTACATTGTTGGTAGAGCAAGAACCCTACCACTGGAAAGAGGGTGAGTTGGTGTTGTTTGATGATACCTTTGACCATATGGCAATAAATAATACAGATAGTCCAAGAGCCATATTGTTTTTAGATATTATGAGACCCCTGCCACAACCCTGGAAGTTTTTTAATTGGCTGTGCAGATGGATTTCATTATGTACACCATACATAGTCAGTGCTTATTTTAGGCATAAGAAGTGGGAAGAAAGGTTTTATAGATGCAAGTAACTTTTGTACCACACGAACATATTGAAATGATATGGCCTAAGATAGAAAGTTATATGAAGGGAGCAGCTGATTATACATACGGTCGATTTACTGTAGATAATATAAAAAAAGATCTATTAGAAAAACAAGACTCGCAACAGTTATGGATTGCATTTGATAGTGATGGGTTTTATGGAGCTGTAGTAACTGAGTTATGGCAGTATCCACAGATAAAAACACTAATTATGCATTTTACAGGAGGCAGAAAGCTTCTTAAATGGAAACAACCTATGCTGGAAATATTGCAAAAGTTTGCAAGGGATAATGACTGTGAGATAATAGAGTCATATGGTCGACCAGGATGGGAAAAAATATTTAAACAAGATGGATATAAAAAACAATTCATATTTTATGAATTACCTGTGGAGTAGGTTAACAT